CGTGGCGAGCTTCCGGGACGTCGATGCTGTCGAGACAAACCCTGTATTCGCCCTCTGCCGGCGGGAGGGGATTCATACTCTCGTGCGGCCCTATATGGAGTGGCAATACCCCATCGCCCCCAACCAGCACGACTGGTTCTGTGAGCGGTATCGTGACGCACACTGGCTGATGGTGGCGCACCTGGACAGCGATGACTGCTGGGCGCGTGGGGCGGTGCAGTGCTTCCGCGCGCAGCGGCCCCTTGAGGCGGGGCTCATGATGTGGGCTGGGTTCGGCTGGGCCTATGGTGACGCAGACGGGAAGATGGCATGGTTCGGAAGTAATACCGGCCCGCCGCCGTTCTTCGTCGAGGCATACCCCCGTGCGGCCCTACAGAGCGCCGGTGCGTTCGCCAAGTATCGCGCCGAGTCCAAGTTCGAGTGCTATCATCACCAAGTCACTAGGGCTAAGCGGACCTTGCGCTTGCAGGATGGTCTATTCATGCAGGTGATCCACGGTAGGAACTCGTCGCTTGCATGGGAGAACCATTGGCACGCGCGGCGCGTAGTGCGCTGGATTCAAGGGGAGCGCGAGAAGCGCGACGTGCTGTCTTCATTCGGAGGGAACGTCTGATGGATAAGATCGCGGTCGTGGCGCATGTGCCGTTTCACCGGCACGAGGTGCCAAGCGCGGAGTTCAACATGAGGAACCCCGCCTGGTGGAAAAGGCGTGCCGAGATATTCCGCGCCTACACGCTGGCCTCGTTCGAGCGGCAGAGCGACCTGGACTTCGCGCTGTTGCTCACGATGGCCGAAGAGGATATGGAGACTGGAATCACGGCCCCTGTGCTGGACGCGATCAACAGCAGCACTCTGTCATGTCTATACGGTTATGGAGGTGCGATATTGGAAGAGCCGTATCAGGATTGCCAGTGGTCGCTTGCCCCGAATCAGTATGCGTGGTTCTGTGAGGGCTACGGCGGCAAGGGCAACCCCCCATGGCTCGTGCGCCTACAGATCGACAGTGACGACATGTACGCGCCGGGCGTCATCGAGGCCGTCAAGGCTGAGACGCCGAGCGAAGGCCTGATGCTGCACTGGGATGCGGGCTGGGAGTATGGACTGGACGAAAACGACCGCAGGATGGCTTGGATCGACTCGCCCAAAGGCCCGCCGTCGTTCTTGGCCGAGTTCTACCCGCAGGCGGCGCTCCAGGATGCGGCGTCATTCGCCGCCTATCGGGAACGCTGGCAGTTCAACTGCTACCATCACCGCACGCACATGTGCCCGAACAACCGTGTGATGCAGCAGGGCCAGTTCCTGCAACTGATCCACGGCAGCAACTCTTCGCTCGGCTGGTCCAACCCGCACACACAGCGGCGGATCAAGAACTGGGTCACTGTGCCAGAGGAACGGCAGTCGGTGTTCGACATCTTCGGTATGGAGGGCACGCCATGAACAAGGCAACGGTCCTCTTCATTGCGCCGCACGCCGACGACGAGATGCTGGCCGCTGCCGGGTGCCTGATGAACCTCCGGCAGTTGGGCGCTGACATTGTGCCGGTCCTGATCGTGGCCGACGACAGAGATCGTGTCGAGCAGTTCCGCAAGGCGTGCAAGTTCTATACGGACCGTGGCCCATCGCTCATCCTTGATGGGGTCGCTGGGGGGCAGTCCGCGTGGGATGGGGCACTAGACCAGGTGCCGCAGAGGCATCTTGTGACGCAGATCGACAACCTCTTGCACAGGTACCAGCCCGGCATCATGTTCGTGCCGTGGGCCAGCGAGCATCAGGACCATGCGGCTATCAATAGGGCATGCCTGGCGGCTGTGCGTCCGAGCGCGCTGCACATCCCCCACCGTATCATGCTCTACGGCTATCCCGGCTATGGGATGGGGGCCAATGTGTTCTCTGACATCACTGAGCAGATGCCTCGCAAGTGCGAGATGTTCGATGACATCTACGCGCCGATGTTCGAGGGCAACAGCGAAGGCCCCTACACGCGGCTTGGTATGGAGCGGGTCGCGGCCTATCACGGGCTGCAGTGCGGCTCGAAGTTCGCCGAGGGGTTCGCGCACGTGAGGGGGAGGGTCGGTGATGAGTAAGCCAATCGTCGGCACCTTCGGGATGGCAGAGCCTCAGCGCCAGGCCCTCGTTGACATTCTTCCTGCGCTGGGCCGATTCCTTGAGATCGGGACAGCAGACGGCGCGACAGCAGCCTGGATCGCGGACCGTCACCCGGCAGCGGAGATCGTCAGCATCGACCTGTTCCCGAGTGAGGGTTCAGGCGTGCAGGGGTTGATCGGCAACATCGCCCGCTGGCAGGAGAACCGGCGCCCGAACATGTACCTGTGGGCCGGCACGGTGTGCTCGCTCGAACGCCTGCTGCACCCATCGTGCCTGTTCGATGTGATCCTGGTGGACGGTGAGCACACGTATGAGGCTTGTCACAAGGACTTGGAGGTCGCGTTGGCCCTGGTGGAGCCGCAGGGTGCTGTCTGCCTTGACGACTTCGAGCATCGGGACAACGGAGTCAAGAGGGCCTATGAGGAACTCGCCAGCCTATCGTGGCCGGTTGCGCGCGTGCAGGGCTGCATGGCGATCCTGCGGGCAACCAAGGATCAAGAGCGTCTCACGCGGCTGAAGGAGCTTGGCTATGCCTGATCTGCTGCGCCATACCAGCCGCGTCACGTTCGAGCTATCGAACATGTGCAACCTCGCGCACGCGCACACGAAGTGCCCGGCACACAAGGCGGCGAGCCGTCCTGTATACTTGCCAGAGAAGGTCGTGCGCCACGTGCTTGCGTTCATGCAAGCCGACGGGTTCGGGGAACGCGAGATCGCATGGCACAACTACGGCGAGCCCACAATCGACCCGCGCCTGTTCATGTTCATCGATGAGGCCCACCGGCTGATGCCGAGGGTGAAGCAATACGTCCTGTCCAATGGCGTCACGATGTGCCAGACACTCCTGGACGAGTTGGCTGCGCACGGCGTGACTCGCCTCTGGTTCACTGCCTACACGCGCGCGATAGCAGACAAGCTCAATGCACTCGACCATCAGGCAATCGAGTCCTGGCAGGTAGAACACCGCGAGGTTCTGGACGCCCGGCTTACCATCTATGACCGGGACAAGCGGCCGTCAGATGCGCCCTGCTTCGAGCCGCTGGAGAATATGCTGATCCGGGCTACAGGGACCGTGTGCCTGTGCTGCAACGATTGGCGTTGCGACTATCCATTCGGCGACCTGAACAGCACGTCGTTCGAGGCCATCCTGCGCAGTGGCAAGATGCAGGAGGCATGGGAACGTCTCAAGGCAGGCGACCGGTTCCTGCCGATCTGCAAGCGGTGCAAGAGTAGGCGAGGGACACACCTTGGCACACCAAGCTGACATCTTGCAGAAGCCGTGGTCCGCGATGCTCGTGGTGGACGCTGCGCGGCCCGACTACGTGCGCCAGCAGTGGCCGCAGTTCGAGACGGTGAAAGCGATTGGCGGCATCACGCACATGTGGTTTGCGAATCTCTGGCAGTTGTGCCGTGGCCCGATGATCGTATTCTCTGCCAACCCGATAGTCGGCTGGAAGCAGAAGCGCATGAACGCCCGGTCAGTCGAGATCGTTGACGTGTGGCGCGACTGCTGGCGGGACTTTGGGACTGGTGACGCGCCGCTGGGTTCCGTGCATCCGTCTGACATGAACGGGCGCGTGCGCGCGTGGGTGGAAGGCCCGCGCGGAAAGGTGACGCCCAAGATCGTGGTGCTCTACTTGCAGCCGCACACGCCATACATCGGCAAGGTCCGGCTGCCAATGGCAGTGGGCAACCTGCACGACGGGCTGACCGGCAAGGGCCACGACAAGGACATCCTGTCTATGATCCGAGCGGATCGGTTGACGTGGAAGCAGGTCAGGGCGGCCTACAAGTCGAACCTGGAACTCGTCATGCCGCACGCGCTTGAGCTGGCGTCATGGCTTGGGAAGCATCTTGAGGACCCGGTCATCGTGACGGCCGACCACGGCGAAGCCCTCGGGGAATCGGCAGGGCGCGGCGGGCCGCAGTTCGGGCATGCGGGCGTTCCGTATGGCCTGATTCGAGATGTGCCTCTTTGGAGATCGTGAGATGCTGGTAGACTTTCTATCATCGGCGGGCGGTGGCGTCGTGGGCGGCCTCGTGAGCGGGGCTGTCTTTGCCAGCATCGTGTCCTATCGGCTGGGGCGATGGCAGGAGCGTGTCGAGAATCGTTTGGCTCTCGTGGAATCGCGCTTGAACAGCGGCGCTGGCCAGGTCGCGCAGGTGCCGCTGATCGAACAGAAGCTCGATACTGTCATCGCGGAGATCGTCAAGTGCCAGGAAACATTCGCCTCAATGGTCCCGCGCGCGGAATGCGACCTGCGCCACGAGAAAGCGTCGCCGTCGTTCAAGTGAGGTATGAACCATGTCAGTAGTCACAGCCGCACTCGCCAAGCGATACCTGCAGGTCGCCCATGCCAGCGACGACACGCTGATTCAACTGCTGCTCGACGGCGCAGAGGAATGGCTGGCCAAGCGACTGGCATTCGCCTGGACTGAGGCGACGCACACGGACTATGTGGACGGCGGGGGCGTGAGCCTCTGGCCGTTTGCTCATCCCATCATCTCGATCACGTCCGTCTACGATACCGTGACGACAACCACGGCGGCGAGCACGACCTACCTGCTCAAGCGTAACATGCAGGTATTCCAGGTCGGCGGGCTTCGGTGGCTGGGGGGGCGCGGGCGATGGCGGGTGATCTACGAGGGCGGCTACGGCGGGGATGGGGCGTCCAGCATCGCAGTGCCGAGTCAGCTCAAGACCATCGTGCTGATGCTGGTGGCACGGGCGTACAACAACCGGGGTGGCATGAGCGCGCAGAATGCTGAAGGGTTCGGAGTCACATGGCAGGAGTTCGTGTCCAGTGACATCGTGCGGCTCATGGGAGAATACGACTGGACGATGGGCATCAGGTGAGGGTGACGGCATGTGGATCAAGTGGATCACACGAGGCGCGCTGATAGACGACCAGGGCTTCGCGCGCATGCGCGAGCGGTACGATGAGGATGAGGTGCCGGACGCGCAGGGTGCGTCCCTTGTGCGTAGCGGGTATGCCAGGGAGATCGTCGTGGATCGTGCCGAGCGGGAGGTGACCGATGTTGCCATTCGTGAGAGTTGACAGGTACACGCCAACGCGCGTGAATGATGATGAGGGCGGCAGCACTGAGACGCTTGGGGCAGCGACTGAGATGTGGGGCATCATCCGCGTGCATGGGGCGGGGCTGGTGTTCATCTGCCGCACAGATGAGAGCGTGCAGACTGAGGATCGCATCATGGTAGACACAGCGCAGTATCGCGTCATTGGCCGGCGTGGGCATCTGCAAAGTCCGTATACCCAGTATGACGTGGAGCGGGTCGCGCGCCCGATAGTGCCATGATTACAGCCAAGCTCAAGGGCGTGAAGGTGCACGACAGGCGGGTAATGGCGGCCGTCAAGAACGCATCGGTAGCGCCGCTGGACAAGTGTGCGCTGCTGGTGGAGCGCGAGGCCAAGAAGTCAATGAAGGCTGGCGGCGCGCTTGGGCGCGTAGGCCCCCGTGGTGGGTATGTCCGGGAGCCAAGCGCGCCCGGCACACCCCCGCACGTACAGCGCGGCGCGCTCAGGGCAAGCATAGGGTGGGCGCGGGATGGCGAGAGCCGCGTGGTCGGGCCTACTGAGAAGTATGGTGCGGCACACGAGTTCGGGACACGGCTGCTACCGAAGCGCCCGTTCATGCGGCCGGCCTTGCAGAAAGTGAAGTCGAAGTTCGCGGCCCTCTTCCGAAATCTGAGGCTGAAATGATAGCAGAGGCCATTCACGCGAGGATCATAGAGGACGCTACCATTACGGCGGCGCTTGCCACCTGGGACTTCGGGGATGGCGCGGCCCCCGCAGTGTTTACCTCTGACCCGATCCCCGTGGGCTGTGGCCATCCGGCTATTCTCATCACGGAAGTGGGCGGCGACAACTGGGACACGTTCAAGCACCGGGGCGGCAACTTTCAGGCGGACGTGAAGCTCTACGGCGACAAGACGTTCTCTCGCAAGGTGCTCCGCAACCTCGCAGAGCTGCTATGGGTGCGGCTGCACCTTGCCAATCTGACCATCACTGGTTACGACGATTGGGGCACGTACTGCAACATGCCCGCTGAGCTGACCGACCCGGACGGGTTTCCGGGGTTTCTTCTGGCGGTGAGGACTCGGGTCCTGTCGCCGTAGTGGAGGACGTGGAGATGGGCGAGCACGCAGAAGACGTAACGCTGCAGATCGGCGGCAATGTCGTCGGTCGCGCTCAGTCCTTGTCTCACCCCGAGACTGGTACCGAAGTCGAGGTGACAGGGCTGAGTGACAACTGGAAGTCGTTTGAGATCGCTGATCTCGAATGGACGATGGACATCGACGAGGTGTTTGTGCCCAGCGGTGCGGCCTACCAGGCGCTGGAGACAGCGTTCAGGACCAAGGCCAGCATTGCCGTGCAGTGGAAGACGAACGCGGGCTATGGGCGAAGCGGCACTGCGATCTGCACGCGCTTCGAGCACAGCGTATCAATCGGCGGCGCCATCATGGTCGGCCTGAGCCTGCGTGGTGTAGGCGCGACCACGGTCATCGAGCCTGCCAGTTAGGCGGGCGCATAACGGATCGGAGGGAAGCATGGCTGAGTTCACTGACACAGCCGGGCGGGTCTGGCACCCGAAGCTGGACCTGAACGCGTGCGAGCGGTTCGAGCTTGCGGTGGGCGAGAGCTTCTTCGGTCTCGCCCACAAGGTCGGGCCGCAGGAGCTCGCGGCTTCGGTGCGCTACTGCGTGCCGCTGCTGTGGGCGTGCCTGGACAAAGAGGCAACGGAGCGGGCTGTCGGCTATACGGACTTCCGGGCTGCAATGGACAGCGGGATAGTTCTCACCGCCGCTGTTGTGGCGATGTCCGAGGCGATGCGGGATTTTTTCCCCTCGCCCCCGAAGGCGGCGCGGAAGCGGACGCGAAAGCCGAAAGCCGCCCCTGGGGCTGGAAAGAAGTCTGGCAGCTCGCCGCCGTCGCAGGAGTCGAACAGCCCGGCCGCCTGACGCTTCGGCAACTTGATTGGATGGCAGAGGCCAAGGACCGGGCTGAGT